CCTGTATTACCTCCACTTACATTTCCTGTTATGCTTATAATTGGATTTCCACCACTTACAAATAAGGTATAAATTGCATTTACCACACTTGATTGAGAGCTTGTTATATTTCCTATTATATTAATTGTAGTAGAGCCATTTACTAATATTGTATTTCTACCAAGTTGAGCTCCATTAGTCAATCCATAATTACCAACAATATTAAAAGTTCCTGTATTTTGAACTAAAATAGATTTACCATTATCTATTGAACCTGGACTATTAGCACTTCCATTAAACGTAGCACTTTGTCCACTTGGTAAATCAAAGGTTAAGCAATAAACATTTGCAACCGCTCTATTAAAAACACTATTAGTAGGAGCAGAACAAGTTAAATTACCACCATTAGCAAAGGTAAAACCACCACCTGCAACAATGCTTCCGTATAGGTTTGTAACCTCTGACATTTCAAGTTCTACTATTGCAGGTTGTAGTCCTAATGTTTGAACCGCAGTAATATTAATTCTATAATATGTGTATGATGTTGTATTCGCAGAAATATCAAAAGAATAAAAAGTAGAAACTCCTGTAACAAAATTTGTTTGTGTATCTAATGTTGTCCAAGTTGAACCATCATTACTTCCTTCAAAAGTCCAAGTTCTTGGATTCGAAGAATTAGTAGAAAAACTAAAAAATCCATATCTTTTTATTATTTTTCCTGTTGGAAAATTATATCCTAACCAACCTGTGTTAGCAACACTTGATTGCCACCCTCTTGTTGTTAATCTATCGTAAGCAAACCAAATTTGATTAAAATTAGCCCCACCACCTACACTACTTGCAATAGCAGCACCACTTGGTGTAGTATTACTTGTCATTTCTGGAATAGACATTGCACCTAAATTAGTAGGAGGTGTAAAAGCAGTGTTTCTTATTGTAAAGGCATTTCTTGTTCCGTCAATAGTAACAGTGAAGTTATTTGCGTAAACATTATCAGCAGTTGTAGGTAATACAGAAGATGTAGAGAAGTATCCTAAAGAATCATCTTCCCATATTGCTAAACTGCTCCAATTACCATTTGCTATCGCTCTATAATTAGCCATTTGTTATAATCCTTTAGCTATTATGAATTCTTGTAATGCTTCACTTATTTTTGTTACAGCTTTCTGTAAATCTTCATCTCCATTCTCAATGTTTTTATAAACATCTAGAATGTGTATGTGTTTTGCTTCTTCTTGTAATTGATATGAAACACCATCTTCAACTCTTTCAGGAGTTAAACGTAAAGCAACACTTTGTCCCACCTTATCATTTCCTAATAATGGAGACATTGATAGGTTGATTAAGAAATTTGGATAGATTTTACCATCTACTTCTATTGGGTTTGTACTTACTATTGGCATATTATTTTATTTTTAAATTGGGACAGATGTCCAAGTTACATTATTAAAGACTTGTGTTGTTACAGTTCCATTTAAAGCTACAGTGATTTTTGTCACTGTCCATACAGCATCAGTTTCTAATGAACCTGTTGGAGCAAATCCACAATAATTAATATTAGAAAACATAGAGTTTCTTCTAATATATCCTGTTGTTGGACCACTTCCTCCTCCTACAGTTTTAATAAAACCATTTTTATCTATAACAACTAACTCTCCTAGTTCAGATAAATTTTCACCGTTTTTATTTATTATTTGTATCATTGTTCTGTAGTACTTACATAATACGTTGTTCTATTAACATTTGTTATTAATAACAATGAATCACCAGGATTTAATGTGTAAGTTTCAGAATCTCTAATTATATCACCAAGTTCTAAATTGAACTTATACAAAGGAACAATATTATTAGGAGAATCAGAAGATCTTCTGTACAATATAAAATAATAATCACTTGATAAGTTATTTATAATAATTGAATTAATTACAATAACATTATCAACTGCTTCAATAGTTGTACTACCATCTAGTCTTATTTCTCCTTGATATATTCTTTCCATTATCTACCCTGACCTCTATAAAGTTTTTTGTAATTTTTACTAGTCTTCAAACTTGATGTTTGAGATTTAGCATGCACCCCTGGGCGATTAACCTTTGGTTTAGCTACTTTTTCTACTGTGTTGGTTACTTTTGCCATTTGTTATTATTTATAAGGAGCATAAGTTGTTTTTCCACCTTGTTTGATAGCTTTCAAAACTTGCTTACGTTGTTTACCAGTTGATTCGTATGATACATGAACCCAATCAGGATTGTTAGCATTTCCAAACTCATAAATAAGTTGATCAAAATTTAGGTTGTCCTTGATGTAATCAAACACCATTTTATTAGTAACCCCATTTGTACTACCATCCATATCAATATCAATCGCTTCACCAGAACAATGCTGAGAAGACAAACTTCCTTTGATAGCAGTATTAAGAGCCTTGCTTCTATATCCACTTGATATATGGATAGGCACTTTAAAGTGTTCTCTAATTGGTTCAAATATCTTTTCAGCAAGTAATTTGAAATTCTTTACATGCTCTTCAGTTGGCATATTACTAATACCATTTCTTTTTGCTGTTTCACTTCTTGTAACTTCAGCAAGTGATAAGTGTTTACTCAGTTGCATCTTCTTGTTGTTTTTTATTTTTATTAAAAATTTTACCTGCTGTAGCTATACCAAAAGCCACTGATGTTAGCATTAAAAAACCGTTGAAAATAAATTCTTCAACTACTAATTTGACACCCCATATTCCTGTAACTATATCTACAAAAAATGCAAGTACCATCATGAAAAAAGAAATAACACCAACGAATGATTTTTCATTTATGTTATTGTCATCACTAATTAATTCTTTCCAAAATCCCATAATTATTTTATTTATTATTACTTTCTTGTGTAGCATATTTAATACCCATAATTGTACCAACTATTGAAAATGCATTTGTTAATAAAACACTAAACATATTACTCCAAGTTGAACCAATTATTTGAGTTTCTTTATTTGTTATAATAGCTGCCCAATATAATAAAGTGGTTACAATTCCAACACCTATTATAACTGCCAAAGCACATTTAACAATCACTTTTATTAACTCGCTTTGACCTTTTTTTATGATTACATCTAAGTCATTTAAAGCAGCATCTTTCTCTTTCTCGATTGCATTTTTTAGTTGTTCTGACTTCTCTAATTCAATCTGCAAATCTTTTGAGAGAGCATCTACCTTATTTTTACTATTTACTGTTTCAGTAATGTCAGTAGCAATCTTCATTATTTTTGTTATATTATTGTTTTCATCAAAAATAGGATTGTAAGTTGCTTGTAAATAGATAGGACTACCATCTATTTTTTTTCTTTCAAACTCACCTTCAAAGAACTTCCCATCTTTTAATGTTTCCCAAAACTTTTTGTATTCATCTGATTTTGAATATTCATAACTAACAAAAATACTATGATGTTTTCCAATAAGTTGTTTGTGGTCTCCATCTTCATAACCCATTGTTACTAAAAATATAGAATTCATACCCAGAATATAACCGTCAAGATCAAAGTAAATAATAGCATTACTCCTATTAATTGCTTCGAGTCTACTCAATAGCTCTTCTTTTGACAAATTTTTCATAAATTATTTGATGTTTCTATATAGTGTGGTTAAGTATTGTAACAAGACACCTACCCCTATGATTATACCTACAGTCCAGGTAAATCTCTTTTTAAACTCTTCTTGTTTCTGAAGCTTAGCTTCTAATTCTTTTATTTTTTCTTTTAGATCAGTTATCTCTGCAACAAACCCACCAGTTTTTGTTAGTGAGTTTCCCAATATCGCATCTACAACTTGTGTTAGTTTTGTATCTATAGAGGTCATTTTCTCCTCTAGATCATGTAGGCGTTGATCCATGCTTTTTAATTCTTTTTCTACTTGTTGTTCAAATGCTTGAGCCATGTTTTTAAATGATTTATTAATAAACACAAATACCCAATGCATAATGATTGGGTTTTGGTGTATTTAATTAAATAACAAATGTAAATTGTTTATTTGGAAATATAAAATGTTATAGTTATATTATTGACATAATATAGCAAAAACAATAAAATATTTTAATGTACAACTTTTAGAATATCTCCTGTTCTATAAAATTGACCAACTTGTAATCCAGCTAATATTGCTGCACCATTATTGGCATATTCAGGAACTCCTGTAGAAGGTATGGTTGGTAGCATTAACCAATCTGAAGCACCAGATCCAGAGGACTTAGCAATGTAAAATAAATTAGTAGTTGTGTTAAGATAGGTTTTACCTCTATAACCTGCTGATGTAATAGGAGCAGATAAACCAACTGTTGTAACTAAGTTAGTATTTATCTTACCTAATATTGTTGGTAAATCATCTAAAGGATCTGCATCTATATTAGATAGATAGGGCCCATCATATATAATGCATAAAGCATTTTCATATGTAGCACACGTTGGGCAAATTTCAGCTGTTCTCATGTTTAAAAAAATTTATAAGTTGTTTTGAATAATTATTTTCTTCTTGATTCTGATGTCACCCTAACTCCCATTTCTTTTGCAAGTTCTGGATTAACTAAAGGTAGAGCTTCGTTTAATGTTTGAGATCCTATAGGAATTAAATTAATGAAGTATTTTAATGGGTAAGTTTTATCAGCTTTATCATCATCGCTAGCTGTATAATAAACTTCTTTAAGTAGTGCTTTTAATAAACTTCCAACTTTACTTAATATTCCTAAAGAAGGAATAATAGATCCTCTTGTCATTTCATCTGCAGAAGCAGGATTTACATAGAATAAAAGCTCATCTGAAATTTTATTAACAGCTTTTGCAAAATACTTATATCTATTTTTAGTAAGATCATCTTCATCATCATCAGGAGCAATAATCTTAGCAGTGATTAATAATCCAATTATACCAACAATAAGAGCAAGTTCTTTATACATATTAGTAACTTGTGCTCTTATTAAATCTTGATATTCTTCAGGAGTTATTTTTAATTCTTTTCCTGTTTTTAAGAAATATAATCTTTTCTTTTTTTCTAACATTTCATTAATCAAAGCCAATCCTTTATCAGTTCCTAATGTTATATCTCTAAGATCTGTAATATTCTTGATTCCAATGTGTCTTAATGTAGAAAAGAAAGCTCTAAATCTTCCATATTCCCATTCGTCTGTTGCTGTGTTTTTAGTTATGTCTTTATATCTAACAGATAATTGTTTAGGAATCCATCCCTTGAACATCATAAATGAATTAAAAAGAGTGTCTCTTCTGAATCCCATTTTATCTTCATAACTCATTTGTCCAGTTATGTTTCTAGAATTATCTATTACAGACATTCTAAACTTAGCTAATTCTTCAACAGAAACTCCTTCAATAACTAGCTCATCATTCACCATTTTAGAAAGTTTCTTTAATGTATTATCTCCTTGTTGTAATTCCTTAACTCTTTGATCAAAAGATTTTTCTAAAGCTCTTCTTTCTTCAAATGTCATTCCTTTTTTAGCTTCTCTATCTTTTGCTTTTAAATATTGTCTTATATTTAATATTTTTCCATTAATGACAATTGCATTATCAATCATGGAAAGAGCGTTAGCAAGTTCAATTCTTTTTTCACCAAATGAATTTGTTGTCATCATTACATCTGAAAAAGTCCATGTAGATAAATAATTTGCATAAGATTTTTTCTCAGCAATAAGTCTTTGTTTTATAACTAAAGGATCTTCTCCTGTTAATGGAACTAATGTATCAATTAAAGCTCTTTCAATAAGATTTATTCCTTTATCAAAAGGAAGAATCACCCTACCTACATTTTTTACAAATTCTCTTTTGCCATAAATTCCAGATGAAGAAATAAAAGATTGAACGTTTGCTCCAACAAAGTTAGCAATTCCTAATAAAGGTTTTAAACCAAGAGCAAGACTTCTTAAATATGTATCTCCAGTTTTTAGCACTTTCTTAGCAGAAATTACATTTCCTTCTAACTTTTCTTCATTCTTGCTTAATTTTGCAGCTGTTGATGTCATTAAAATGTTACCCATAGAATTTAGATTTTCTGTTATTCCATATAAGTAATCATCAAGGACAGATTGGAAAAACATTGCATTTTCATTTTCTTCTCTTTCTTTAGCTTTACTTCCTTCAAATATAACATCTCCTTTATTATCAGTTATTAATGTTCCTTTAGATTGCTCAACAGAGTGCATTGTCAATAAAGGATATTCTAACTCTTTTGTAGTTTCATATTCCATTAGAGATTTAATCCATATAAGTCCCACTCTATTAAGATCTGTAGATAACTGATTAACATCTTTGTTTGTTCTTGTAAAATATTTAGGAATCATTCTTTTTAACTCTCCTGTTTCATCATCTGTTTTAGCAAACAATTGCTCTTCATTTGGATTGATGCTATACATATCTTTAAAGAAATCTTTTGATTCTTTAAGAATGTTTCCGCTTTGTGACATTTTTTGAAGAGTGGTAGCTTCTACTAATGGGAAAAAAGAAAGTCCTTGTTTATCTAAATATCCTAATTTATATGCTTTTTGATTTAGAGCTGTAAAGAATTGCCACATTCTTAAAGCATTCTCACTTTTACTCATTTCTAAATAATCTTTAGAATAATGTCCTTCTTCTATCATTGCTTGTTTATAATAACTATCAAATGTGTAGTTTTTATACCCATCAAATGTTTTAGAAGTTATGTCTAATGTATTTTTTATTTGTTGTTTTCTCCATTCTCTTTTTTGAGCATCTTCTTCTTCGTTTAAAGAGAATTGAGTTCTATCTAAATCATTAAGTGTTTTTTCAATAATAGGATCTACTAATGATTTATATTTTTCAACATCTAGATTATCTAATAAGAATTGTTTATTTTCTTTTTCTTTAGCTTCTTTTATTTGTTTTAAGAATTCAGAATCTAATTTTTTAATAAGTCTAAGTCCTTTATCTGTAACTCTACCAATCATCTCAAAAGCAGATTTTCCTTTTGATCTTGCTTCTTCTTCTAAAGGAATTAGTATTTTAGAATAATCATTAGCAGCTTTACTAAAATTAATATTAAGAACACTCTTTGCTTTTAAATAAACTTTAGCAGCTAATTTAATAATTGCAGGAGCAAGTTTTGATGTTTCTAAAAAGTTTCTATCAAGACTAGATACAACTCTTTCAGCTTGTAAAACATCTTCAGGTGTTTCAGCTATTCCTTCTTTTATTGCATATTGTACAACATAAGCTTTCTGTAGTTCTAACATTTCTTCTAAAGCTCTTTTTGTAGAAACAGTTATTCTACCAAAATTATCTAACAATTTCTTTTCTTCAGAAGACATGTTTTCTTTAGAAATGTGTGAAAGATAAACTTCATCAAGTCCAATAAACTTATTAGCACTTCTTTGATATTCTTCTATTTTTTGGAGTTTTGCTGTCAATTCTTCCTTTGAAAGAGTTGTATAATCCACTCCTTCAAATTCTTTTATTGTATTTTTTACATCATTTAAAAATGAAACAGCAACATCATAAATAGGAAAGAAGTTTAATTTTAAATGTAAGTTTCTTATAGCAAGACTCAACTGATCTAGTTTTGTAATTTTTGTAAACTTTTCTTCAGGAGCAACATATCCTATATACATTTTATCGTACAATCTTCTTAAAGATGCCAATAACCCATCTACCTTTTCATTTCCTGTAGATTCAAAATCAGTTGCTACAGGAAGTAAATAAACATTTGTTTCTTGTGTAGTGTCAAGTTTACCTATTTCAACAGAACTTGGGTAAAGACCAGATGCTTTATCTCCTTTAATAGCATATCTATAATTTAGAACAAAAGGAATCATTCTAGTTTTTCTTAATTGATTTCTTTCTATTCCTAAATTATATGCCATTTTAGAATATTCACCCATTTGTTCCTTCCAATCTTTCTGATTATATATAGGAACATCTTTATTTTTTTCTGTATTAAAACCAGCAAACTTCCAATCTAATATATCAATTCTAACATCTGGTTCTCCTTTACTATTTTCTATTGGTTCAAAAGCCATGAAATCTATTCTAGAACCAATCTTTTCTTTTGTTTGCAAATTAGCCACCATGGTTTCAATTAAAAATCTTGTACCAGGTTTATAAGAAGAAATTAACTCATCAGCAAATGTTCTAATAGCTTTTTTAACTTCTTGTTTAATAGGACTATCTATTTCTATATTTTTTCTTTGTTCTAAAGGAAGAGCGTATCCATTTTCATCAATAAGATTTGTACGAATGTATTGTTCTAAATAATTATGTCCTTCTGTTCCCCATTCCTTTTTAGCAATATTATCAGGTGTTTGTTCTATATTCTTTGGACCTTTTAATGTTGTTACAGTTTTATCAAGTTTTTCTCCATCAAATGTGTAATGTCTTTTCTCTGTTTCTGTAGCATCAACAAAGTTCATTCTGTCATTCATGTCTTTAAACTTATTGAATGCAGAATCTACCTGTTCATTTTTTTCTAATTGAAAGAACACACCCCCTTCTCCAGTTAAAACTTCTACACCAGCTCCTAAATTACCTTCAGATATTCTTTGAGCTGTTTCTTCAAATAAATTAACATTTCCTTTTTTATAAAACACTCTAATAGCATCAAGAATAGCATCCCACATTTGTTGTACAATGTTTCTTTTTTCTCTTTCCATTAATTCAGGAAACTCTGTAGAGCCTTCAGACATGTTAATAATCATCTCTGCTATAAGTTTATCTACAGCTTCTTTCTTGATTTTACGAATATCTGGTTTACCATTAGGAAGTTGGTATTCTTTTTTAGTTTTATATTTCTCTAATACAATATTGTATATTTTATATTGAGATATTTTACCAATAAGATTTGTAATTAATTGAGGATTCACTTGTTCTAATATAGCTGTAGCTACGTGAACGTATTCTTCTGTTAAAGCTACATCTTCTTTACCTTCAGCAATAGCAATAATTCCTTGTACAAGATCAGCAAGACCTGCCACTCCTTTAGCATTTACATCTGGATTCCCTTTTAGATAATCTTGTAATGTAGAAATACTAACACCAGTGTTTTCTATTAACTTCTTAACTTTCTCTATTGTTTCTTTTGAAGCTCTTGAAGCAGGAACACTTTCAACTTGATTATAAATATTACTTGTTTTTTCTGAAAACTGTCCTTTATTATAAAGTGATTTAATTTGATTAGGTTCAAACACGCCATAATTATTAGCAAGTTCTGGGTCTTTAATATTTTCAAATATTACACCATCTTTACCTTCTTCTTTAGCTTTTAAAGTTAATTTAGAAGCTTCATTTGCTGCACCTTTTCCATCTATTTGCATAACAAAAGGTTCGCCTTCAAAATCTTTTTTAACAACATTTCTAGCATTTAAAAAAACAGGCATTATTTCAGGAGTAAATCCTCCTTTTTTTAAATCCTCTGCAATTTTTTCTTCACCTTGTTTAACTGTTTTTAAAAAAGCATCCATCAACTTGTCAAACTCACTAGAGGATAATTCGGTAATTTTTTTTCTTTGTAAACTTGATATTTCTGGAAAAGCCTCCTCATTAAAAATAATAAGCCCATCATCATAAATAGCTAAATTTTTATTATTTTTATCTGTAGTTCTTAATGTTTTATCATCATATATACTTTTTACATCATAATTTCCTCGTAATATATTTTCTTTATTTTCAATCAATCTAGAGACATGTTCTTTTACATTTCTATAATAACGTCTAGGATTACTTATAGACCCTCCTTTACTATACTCTCTATTTAAATTAGAATACTTTATAGAAAGTTCTGTTACTTTTTCCATAATTTGTTGTTGGTTTAACCCTTTAGATTTTAAACCATCTATATAACTAGCAAACTTTGGAGATTCTTTTCTTAAATTATTATAGATTTCTTGTTTTTTTTCTGAACTAATAAAACTAGATCTTAAATCAATAAGAGAACTAGCAATAAATTCTAATTCTTTTTGTCTAGCCATTATAGCATAATTAAAAGAGACATTCTCATTATTAGAAAAGAAAAAAGCATTTTCAGAATCAAATTCTCCTGTAGTAGATCTTCCTGTAGTTTCTCCTCTTAAAGCTTTATCAAATTCATCAAACTTATTACCAGTACCATGATATACTAATAAAGGTTCTCCATTAGAGTCTACAACTTTAGAGCCTTCTTCTTTTTCCCAATCACCAAACCATGCTTTAAAAGAAGGCGTGTAAACTTGTGCCCAAGCTTTTAAAGCTTCTTCTTTATTTTCTATTACATTTAGAATATTAGAATAAAGTATAGACTCCTTACCATTAGGAGCTATTACTTTTTCTATTTCATTAGTTTCACTATTTCTTAATATACTACAAGCCATAATTTATTGGTTACAACGTTTTGATTCATTTTCTTTTTGAGATAATATATCATTAATCTCACTTTCTTCTGTTTGTAAAGGTAGAGATTCTCCTCTTACTTCAAATACTTCAGGAAGAATAATATTATCAGGAATACCAAATTTATCATTCATTCTTTTGAATAAATCTTTTATTTCTTCCACTGTTCTTCCTGCCAACTTAGTTCCTATTTCTGTAACATAGAATTTGTTATTTGGATTAGCTAATGCATCAAGTCTTAATTTATTCAAGTCTTCAATAGTCATTTTATCCATTAACACTTTATTCTCTTCAGTAAGTTCATTATATCTAGTAAGCTTATTGTTTTGATGCATTTTAGTTCTTATTGCGTAAGCATTACCTTGTTTACCAATTGCTTGACCTCTAGTAGCTCCAAACTCATCCATCGCAGTTTTAGCTGCACCTAGTCCATGGATACCTCTATCATTAGATCCAAATACAAATATTCCATTTGATGGCATATTTTCTTTAGTTAGTTTTTCAGGAGTATATTCTTTTTGAATAGGTGTAACCATTTGTTCAGGTAAAGATATAGATTCTTTTTGAGAATTAAAAATAAAATCTTCATCTCCTTCTAAATATGCTGAGGTTCCTAATATATCAACAATTTTAGAATCTTCCACTTCTCCACTAGATTTACCTGTAAACTCCATACCAGCAACAGTTGATGTAGTTGCTCTTTCTATCACTTTTTCATATCCATTATTAATAACAGAAGGGTATGAAGATGTTGATGATGGTATTAAAGGATTAGCTTTTCCATAAAACTCATTTGCATATATGGAATCACCCCAAGCATTAATCATTTTATAAACATAATTTTTATAAATTCTAACTTCACCTGTTTGTTTATCCTTAGAAGAAGTTTCATATACTACTGGAGCAGGCATTCCTTTTTGATTAATTCCATACACTTTTTTAAACAGTCCTTTATTCATAAAAGAATAGTCTCCTCTTTTAATCATATCTTTCTTTTCATTTTTTGATATTGACATATTAGACCAAACAAATGTAATTACATCACTTTGTGCTTCTTGAGAATATGTAGAAATATTAATAGTTCTTGGAATCTCACCATTGTTCATAGCAGCAAATAACTTTTTACTAACCATTGTTGTTTCTGGTTTAAACCATCTTCCTTTTTTAGTTTTAATAACTTTTTCTTTGTGATAAGGAACAAGATCTGTATCATTCCAATTACTTCTTTCAAAACTATTAATATCTCTAAAATCAGCAAGATTTGGCATTATATCTATTTTAGAAAGAGTTTGGTTATACACTTCTACAAAGTCTTCAAAAGGAAGAAGAGATGTATATGATATTCTTGAGTTAGAAAGACCTGATTGTAAAACAGCAAGTCTAACAATTCCTCCATATAAGTCTTTCTGATTTTCTGGTAATAATTTTTTAATCTCTCTTAATCCATATATGATTTGATTTTGATCATACACTTTATTTCCTTTTGCAGAAATATATAAATTATCAGGTTCTCCTGGTTTTTCTGTAACTTCTGCTTGTATAGTTTTTAAAACATAATTATTATGTAAAGGATGTTTAGGATTTTCTGCTTCTCTCTTAAGTTTCATCACTCTACTAGCAACAGAATCTTGTCCTTCTTTATATAACAACACTCTAGAAATTTCTGTATTTATATTTCTGTCTGTTTGAACAGCCCAATCAAATAATGTCAATACTGCTTTTTTACTAATAGAAATAAAATCTGCATCACTTTTAGTTACATAAGGCATTAATACACTTTCTAATACACTTCTAATAGATTCACCGTTTGGGTTATCTTTTTTATCAGAAAGAAGTATTTCAGCAATACCATCTCTAAAAGAATCTATTGATTCTCTAAGTTTACCAATAAACGAAGCATCTAAGAAATTATCTACATCAGAAAAAATAGTTTTTCTTGCTCTTTCAATTTGCATTCTTTTCTTAAATACTAAGAAAGGATCATTAAACGTAGCTGTATCAAAGTTTGTAGCTTGTGTAAATGCTAATAAATGTTCAGCCATCTTAGCATATTTCAAAAACTCATCTAAAATAAATAACTGTTTAGCATTCTCTAAAGGACCTAACTCTTCTTCATCCATCATTGATTTTAATTCTGTTTCTGAAGGAATTGTAGAAAATTCAACATTATCAACTTTAGTAGAATAATCTTCCTTAATAGCCTCAATTACATTAGAACTAAACAAGTAAGAATATCCATTGTTCTCTAATGTTTGTAAGAAATCACGAATAATAGGTTGATTCATAAAGAAAGCTACATCTCTTAATGGTACACCAAGTCTAATTAAGAATAACCATGTTCCTGCTGTATTAGTTGTAATACCTAAACGCATAACCCATGGATCTTTATTAACATCCACAAATCCATCAATCACCTGACCAATAACGTCTGATATATAGTTTCTATCTTCAGGAATAGAATTATCATCTTGTATTTTAGATAGTGTTGGCATTCCTTTTACAGAATTGTAATTTGTAAATCTTATAGATGCATCTTTTAAAAATCTTCTATCTTTTTCTGAAGCTAGATTTAATTTACTTGCATCTATTGTTAAAAGTTCTCTTTGAGCTTGAGCATTACCAGTTTGTGATGTTGCTGCAATACCAATATTATACTTACCTCTAACAAAGTCATTTCTTAATTCAGACATAAACTCTCTATCTAACATCAAAGAAACATCCATATAGTTTGGTTTTTGTATACCAACTAATTCTTCAATCTCTGATGTTAAATCTTGCATTTGTTTTGCAGAGTTAGGTTTAACTAAATTAACAAAGTTTAAAGGATGACTAACAAGTTTTTCAAAAGAAGATATGTAAGCATTGTCTAAAGACTCTCTATAAAACTTCTCAACCACTTCTTGTTTAGAAGCAGCATATTCTTCTGGAAACAAACTTTTAAATAATCTGTCTTCAGCTTCTCCTTCAGGAAGAGCATTTTTTACAGATTTAATATATTCATCTAATTCTCCTTTATCATATAATTCTTCAATTTTAGACTTAGCTTCTTCTCCTATTCCAAAATAAGGAACCACTTTTAAGTTTCCTTCTTTTGTTGTATAAAGGCTTTTTAAATAGATGAAAAGTTTATCAATATCAAAGTCAGATCCCACTTTCTTAACAAGAGCAGAAGGAACAATTACTGAATCACCAAATCCTTGTGGAAGAAATTTAGCAATTTCAAACGCCTCTATAGAGTTTTGTTTCTGTGTAGGAATACGAAATGCTACACCAGCTAATGCAGATAGTTGTTTTTTACCCTCTTCTGTATTATTAAAATAATTCATTAATTCTTCATCAGAAAGAGGACTGTTAAACCATCTTGAAATCATTATTTGACAAGTGCGTTTTCCGTCAGCATTTGTATAGAATTTAAGAATGTCTGAAGAATATACAAGTTTTCCATTCACTTCTTTTGCTTCTCTTCTTACAGATTCTAATAATGCAGAAGACACTTGCACCTTTTGTCCACCTTTAACCTTTGGAGATACAACAGCTTTATGTGCTACAGAATATAATATGTTTCTTATTTGTTGATAAGAAGGAATTGCTTCTAATACAAAATTACCATCTTCATATCCATTTAAAGCAGCAACAATATTGTCATTAACTTCACGTTTTAATAATTCTTGTTTAAGAAGTTCAAATGTTAATTCTGGTTTGTCTAATGTATAACTATCAGCTCCTGTTTTCTTAATACCAAGTTTTTTAAATAACTTTTCAAGACCATTCTCAATTCTTGCTTCTAATAAAGCTTGGTTATTCTTTAATTCATTATATAAGTTATCTCCATTGTTATAAGAGCCCTTGTCTAATAATTTTGTCCACTCATTAAAACGTTTTTCAAAATCAGTTTCTTCTGACATAAAATCAATAGGAACTCCTGCCTCCATGTAATCCATAGTGGCAAGTTTTGTAGGCTGAGAACCTTGAGTAACCTCGTTGTTTTCTTTTGTAGGAACCTCAGTTTGAATTGCAAATATAGAAAGAGGAAGACTTAGAACAGTTTGTTTTCCTAATGGATTTTTCTTTTCTTCTTCACTAATCAATGGAGCTTCATTAAATGATCCATTTTTATTATACAACTGATAAACATTTTCAGCTCCCACCTTTCTACCAGTTTGATATACAACATAATCCACTTCATCTTCAATCATTTTTTGATAAAGTTTCAACATATTTGCATCAGGATTAAGTTCATGAATCATTCTAAATGAAATAGGGAATAATGCAAATTTATCTAAAAGCATTTCATTATAACTTCTACCCATGTCTTTATTACCTGCAACAATAGGTTTTTTAGGAGTGTAATTGCTTTGTTCCATAGGATTACCTTTTTTCCATCTTTCTAATTCAGAAGGAGAAAGTTTTACACCTAACACTCTCTTCATATATGCCATGTCATATATGTATTGTTCTTCATTCTCTGGAGTCCATTCTCCATTTTTAATCATTATATATCTATTTCCCTTATCAGTAATTATACCTCCACCATCTGTTTCTTCAAATGGATCATATCCTAATTCTTCATTATCAGAAAGAACATCAGATATTGTAGCACCATTTATTGTATCTCTATTAAAATTAGTGTTGAATAATTTATCTTCACCTTCATTATTATATAATGTATTATATCTAGAGTTAATTCCACTATTTCCATAAGAAAGAATTTGTCTTGGAGAAGAGAAGTTTTTAATACGTTTTAATTCGTCAGAATATTGATAAGGATCTGAATATATAAGCTTGTGAAGTTCCGTATTAGCAATCATAAAATTCATTTGTTGAATTTTCATTTGATTTCTAATATTTTCTAATGTATATGTGTCTTCATTATTAAACAAAGCAATGTCTTCTACAGAATATTTTCCATCTTCTGTAAGTGACATGATACCAAATGTTTTTAATTTATCAATTGATTTATTTGCTTTATCATTAATAAATTTATCAATAGCTTGTTTTATTTCAGATTCATTATTATTATATATTTCTTCTGCAGAAATATCAGAATTTTGAGCAGCTCTAACTATTTTTTTATGTAAAGTTTCTCCTAAGATTTCTTTGTAAAATCTTAAATCTTCTTTATTTCTGTTTTTAGCTACAGGTCTATCTAATTCTCTAGACATTGTAATTTCAGATAATAATTGATTTTTGAATATCTCCATATAGGTTTTATTCAATAACATATCTTCTGTTACAAATGCATTTCCTTTATCATGAAGTTTAATAGCTGTTTGCATATTAGCATCTCCAGGAACCAAATTCATATAAACACCATTAATGTTCATATTTAATTCTTGAATATATCTTTGTCTTTTATTTAATTTAGAAGACTCTGTATTTTTTCCTGATTCTTCATTAATTGTTCCATCAACAAGAAAAGGTTTTAACACTTCAATAGAAACTCCTTTTCTTTTATTTCCATTCTCATCAAATATTTTATTAAGCATTACACTTCCTATTGTAGAAAATGAATCAGTTAATAAGTATCCAAAGTTTGTTCCTTCTAATTCAGAAATATTATCCACTTTAGAAATTAAATCATAGAAAGAACTTAATAGATTAGGACCCAAATATGTTTGAGATCTTTCTCCATTAATATTAAAATAAGTAGTTTCAGCTTCAGAACTTTCTAACTTAGCCTTAATCATACCTAATTCTAAAAGTCTACCAGAAGCATTTAAAGTTTCAGTGTTGATTCTTTCAATACCTTCATCTGTTATTCTTTCTTTTAAACTTCTAATAAGTCCATTTGTAGCTTCTCTAAAATCTTTTTGTAAATCTTTTCTATTGATTAATTTCTTCTCAGAAAACTCAATTCCTATATTATCTAAAAATTTAACTAACACTCCAAGATCTTGTGTTTCTTGTAAAGCTAATAATTTGTTTGTAGGAATAAATCCTTTCTTTTCATTTTTAGCAATATATGGAGTGTCGTTAGATCTAGCTTTTGTTATAAAATTATTTAAGAATTGTCTTCTATATTCTCTAACAAGTCCTGATGTATTAGAATCACCAACTACCACTTCTCCATTAGGAAGAATAAATAATGCACTCACTGTAGGAGATTGTTTTTTAAATGTTTTCCAAAATCCTTCAACAATTCTTAAATCACTCTTATTTAATTTGTTATAATCAATAGGTTGTTCAGAAGCTGGATCAATTTTAAATATTCTTGTAAATAAAGCATTGTAATTAGGATTTTGTCTAGATATTTCTCTAAACTTTCTAATCATGTCTAACTGATCTGTAGATTCATATAATTGATTCATAAGATCAACATATACAGCTCCTAAAGGAAGTAGTGTCACTCCTCCTATATTATTAACTCTTGCTCTAATTTTTCCATCTACAATCTGTGTTTCAGCAACACTTGCTAATAACAACTTGATTGTAGAATTAAGTTTTTTAAATGCATCTATTTTTCTAGCATCTCCCCATCCTTCATCTTTAGATTTTTCATATTCATTATAATCTATTTCATCATTTTCATCAAATGTAATTCCATAAGATAGTAAGTATTCTTGATGTTTTGATTGAATTAAAGGCCATTGATTAGCTATATTATTGTATAATGTTCCAAAATTGTTACGAGAAAAATCAGCATCTTCTTTTGATATTTTACCATTAACTTCATCAATGCTCACTTGATCATACATTCCTTTAATTCTTCTATTAAGAATTTCCTCTCTAAGAGCATTATACATCTCTGTTCTATTCTTTTTGGTAATATTGAATAAATCTTCATTATTACCAATCATACTTAGAATAGTGCTTGATGTCATTTGTTGCATCAACTGATGTATCTCTGTAGCACTAATATTTTCAATAGTTTTAACAAGACTAAATCTAGAAGAAGCATCAGGAATTACAGAATTAATATCAATGTATCCTGCTTCAGCAAATGAAAGTTTTTGCTCAGCAGGAATATATTTTGCGTAATACCCATTACCAATTCTATCAAATAATTCTTTTGTATTCTGTGCATAATTTTCTCCAGTGAAGAATGATTTAAAAAAGTTAATTATTTCATCAAATATTTTTCTTAAGAAAGAAGGAGTTTTTGGAGCAGGAGCTTGTTTAGGATTTTTATCATATAACACATAATCTCTAAACTCTTCAGCAAGTTCTTCTCTCATTTGATCATCTGTAGCTTCACTATATTTTATAATTTCTCCAGTAAAACGATCAACATAACTTCCTTGTCTATTTCTAAAATCTTTTGCAATAGCTATTCTTTCAGCAGGAGTTGTCATCATAGCCCATACAGCTTCAAACACTTCGTGATAAGCTGTTCCTATTTCTGCATTCTCATATAAATAAATTGCTCCTTTGTGTAGCATTCCCCATGCTTGTCTTCCGTTTGTAGCTTGAATAATATTCTTCACTCTATATATAGGAATATTTGGGAAGTTAGCTTTTAACCAAGCTTCTAATTTATTAAAGTTTTCTGTAGGGTAAGTAGTAGCTTCTTTATATGCTATTCTAAAGTTTGCATCAAGTCCTTCTATACCATTAGTTTGAGGAGCACTATTAATAAGATTATTAGTAGGTGTTGTAGGTTTTTGTTCTACAGGTTTAGCACCACCTTCTAAAGCATCTAGTTCTGCATTAATGTTGATGTTACCCACTACAGCTTTGACAGCTTCTGACTGACTATCTATTGCTTCATTCAAGTTTGGAAGAGAGAAGAACATACTCTTACCTTCAGGGGTAATTACGTTCAATAAAGATTTTCCATTATCTAGATTCTTTATCTCTCTTTCTATGTTACCTTTAGAATTAATAGTTTGAGTAATTTGCAAATTACCTATTTGAACACTTCTTTCTATATCAGCTTTAGCATCTGTAGAAACACTAGGAGATTTGATATTTTTATATGCTTGAGCTAATGCCTCAATAAATTTATTTTGTCCTGTAGATTCCCAAAACTTATCACCTATTACATTGTGTGTAGATTGTTCAATATATGCTAATCCTCCTCTTTCATCTATTCCTTGAACTAACTCAGGATGTTGTTTAAGTTTTTCTATAAGAATATCAGTCATTATTGAGAAAGTATCACCTATTTTACCACCTCTTACTTTACCACCTTTTAAATCATAACCTGCTTGATTAAATTCTCCAGATTTCCAAGTTTGATAAGCATGTTCAGAATTAACGTATTGTTTACCTTTATAGGTTAATCCTACAGTATTTCCTACATTGGTTAATTTCTTAGCAAATTCAGAACCTTTAGATGATATATTTTCTGGTTTTACATCTGTAGAAACAGGAGCTGTAGGAACTACTACTTCAGGAGCTTCTTGAACAGGAGCTGCTGTTAAAGCTGTATCTACTGGTGTAGCAAGAGCAACAGCCATAGGTTTTGTTTTAGCTTCAATTGCTGTTAAGACTAACGATTGAGCTTCTTGTTCAGAAATATTTTTGGCATTTACTACATTAGTTATTGTTTTAGATGTTTCAGCATCTAGTTCACCATTATTGTTAACAACAAAACTAGCTACACCATCTTTATCAAGAGTTATTGTAACATTTCCTGATTTAAGTTCTGTATAAACATTAGGCGTTTTGTTATCAAATACAAGTTTAGAAGCAACAGGAGCTTGAGCAGGTTTTTGTTCTACTGGAGCTTCTTGTTTAGAAACAGGTTGTGTTTCTTTAGCAACAACTTCTGCAGGTTTTGTTAATTCAAAATTAAATGTATCTGCATTGTCAATGTATGTAAAATAAACTCCTTTTTTAACAACATCATTTTCTGATGTTTTAGGTCTTACAATTGTTGTTAATGGAATTTCTTCTTCTGTTCTTCCTTCAGAAGATAGTAGATATGTTTGATAATTAGGCCATTCTCTTGTTACAGTTTCTCCATTTTTATCTATTCCTAGAATTTCTGTATAAGGATTATCCCAAGATCTATCATCTGTCAATGTCTTATTTACATTGTGATAAAGAGCTCCAATCATAGAGATTAATTCACTTCTTCTGTTTGATATTTCAGAAGGAGTGAAACTTAAGTTTCCACCCATTCCAGATATAAACAATTTAGAAGACTTTTGTCCTTTTGCATCTACAACATCTTCAAACCAGATATTGTTATACCCAGCTTGTTTTCTCTGACCTGTTTGTGGATTTTTAGCTATTCCCCAATAGACAACAGTTTTTAACCAACGCACAATTTGTTGTGCTTGTACATCATCTTTTATTGTTCCTTTCTCAAAAGCAATTTTAGAAAGCTGTAATATAGCTTCATAAACAGAAGTTGCTTCTTTAGAATTAAGTTTTCTATTATTAAGTTTAATAAGTCCTCCAGGAAGTGTTAAAAACACTCTACCAGGATTTGTATTAAATGTAACTGATCCTTCACTTACACCATTAGATGTAGAAACTGTAACAAGTTTATTATTACCTAAATCTGTTTTTGATACAAGTCCTGTTTTTTCTACAGGAGTGGTAGCATTATAATCAATTTCTTCAACTTGCATTGTTTTACCGTTAACAACTTTTTCTACAAGTCTTGTTACATATTCTGGTAATCCAAATGAAGCATTTATTCCTAGTGGTGGAGAAAGAGTTTCTTGAGCCATTATTGATGCTCTCCATTCTCTATATTGTTTAGATAGTGACTCTTTTAAATCTTTATCAGTGGTTTCTCTAAACATTGTTTCCATTACAAACTTACCATCTTTCATGTATCTCTGTTCTAGTTTGTCACTAGGAAACACTTGAAATACAGCATGTTCTAAAGGATTTTGTTTTTGTTCTTCTGTAAAAGCATTACCAAACTCATCTACTAATGAATATGTACCATCTTGAGTTTCAATCACCATCACCATAGCAATCACATCTGAAGGAGATGCTTCTCCTGCAGTGATTAATTCTGAAAGTCCTTTTACTCCTTGAAGTTCTTCTGTTTTTAATGTAACAATTCTTCCTTTGATGGCTCTTTGTTTCTTTTCAGGAAAAGAATTAAATCTATTACCAAATCTATTAGATCTTAAATTGTGAGGACGTTTATCACTAGAAACAGGAATTGTTCCTTGTACAACATCTCTATCACTTTTCTTTGAAGGTCCTTCATACACCTTCTCTTCATCATTATCTGCAGCAACAGGTTGAATAGAATTATCCATTGTACCTACCCATTCTTGAATAAGTTTTTCGTTTCTAGCTAATTCTTGTTCTTGTCTTTTTTGTTCTTTATATTTAGCAAGAATACCTTCTAGCTTTTCAAGAACATTCTCTCTCACCTTAATTTGATTCTCATAATCTTTAAGAGCTCCTTGTAATATATCTAAATGTTCATTAAGATCTTCAAGTCTTGTCTCATTAGGTTTAATTGTTTCTTCTTCAACAAAAGCTAATGTATTATCTATTTTGAATAATTGTTCCTTGTATGTAGCAGACCAATCTTCTATCAAAGAAGGGTCCATTTTAAATAATGGATTGTTTTGAATGTAATCAATCCAATCTTGTCCAATCACTCTAGGAACATTTGGATATTTACTTTCAAAACTTTTTACAAGACTTGTTAAATATTTTATAGCAGAATTAATTGCATCTCTTGTAGCTTTAATTAAAGAACTTACAGCATTAATTTGTTTGCCTGTTTCTTCAACCATTATATTAAGATCAATTAATTCATCATTTAATTGAGCAATAAACTCCTTTGTAGAATCAGGAAGCTCTTCTATGTTTTCTATAAGATCTTCCAAATATTCCACATTAAGTCTTAATTCATCATCAACAGAATATAACTCTTCTAATTCTAATTTAAGAGCTTGCTCCATTCTTGATAAATCATTCACTCTAGCAATTGCATCTTTAATTTCCTTTTTAAACTTAAACTCTTTAACTCTCTTGTCTTGAGGATTTTTATTAGTTTCAATTTGTTCTGTAATCTTAGCAATTTCTTCTCTAAGTTTTTCTAACTTATTTGTTTTTTCAGCAATTAATTTTTCAGAGTTTTGTTTTTTATCTAAAACTTCTTCATACATTTCAATAAGTGTATCAGCTCTTCTTTGTAATTTAGCTTGTACATTCTCTGATGTTGTTTTTCCAAACTCTGTTTCTGCTTGTTGTTGTGCAGGTGTAAGATTTCCTATATGTTTTATAATAGCATGTTTGTATCCTGGTTTAGGTTTAACCATAGATCCATCTATTTCTTTTCTAACTATCTTACCCTTTTCATCTTTATAAACAAAAAATAATTTATCTTTCTCTCCTTTTTCTGTTTGCTCATATTCAAGTCTTCCTCTTACAGGAACTCTTTCTCCTTTTTCATTTGTTACTTTCTTACCATAGAATTCAAATACAGAGTTCATGTGTTCTAAGTAATACTTAGCCACTTTATTTTTTAATGTAGAAGAAACTTTAGCTAATTTATAATCTTCTAATTCATCTTTAGAAATATCTCTTACTTCTCCTTTGGAGTCTTTTATTTTAATTGTACCATCTTCATTCTCTCCAAGAATAGTTAATTTAGGTGTTCTATACACTTCTTTTCCATCTTTAGAATAGAATGTTCTTTTACCTAAGAAGTATTCTGTACCTATTTCAATATTTCTATCTCCTGCTTTTGTTTTTATTTTTATTACATTTTTAGGAACATCACTTTCTTCTGTTGTTTCAATAGAAGATTTTGTAGAAACATTTTGTGTAAAATTTTCAGGTTTTTTAATTATCTGATTAAACTCATCAATAAATAATTTTTTTCTTAATGTAAGATCTGTTACATCTAACATTGTTTGTTTTAATTCATTCTTGTCTGCATCTGTATACATTGTAGAATCAAATGCATCCACTTCTAAAAGTTTTTCATCAATAGAAGTTGATTCAGGATTATTCACTACATCAGAAAGAGCTTGGTCTACCACTATTCCTTTAGAAGCAAGTTTAGATTTAAGCTGCGGAATACGTGCATCATAGTCTTTCATTTTGGTTGTAGCATATGCAAGTCTTTCAATAGCAGCGTCAGAAAATCTTCTTCTCAATTCTCCTGTAGAAGCATCTTTGATAGTTTCTGCTCCATATATAGTGTTTAATTGTTCATATGTGCTATCAAGATCTTTTACAAAAGTTTCTAATTCTGTAATTCTAGCTAAGAATTCTTCTTTAGTATCGTTTGTATTTCCTATCCCTTCTCCTTGTAGTTCAGGAAAACCTTCTTTACCTGTCATCACTTGCTGTTTCATATCTGCAAGTTCATCTAATACAAGATCAGTTCTTCCATATTTAACTTTATGCATAGCATAGTTAAAAGCAAGATCTGTTTTTAAGTCTTTAGATTCAAGAATATCATTTTGTAAAGCTGCCACTTGTTGTTGTTGCTGCAATACAGTTCCTCTATTAGCTGTATTAATTCTATCTATTACAACATCTCTTACTAAAGGAGCATTATTAGATTCTTCTATAAGTCTTTGTGTGTTTGTTTTTCTTGCTTTTGTTTCAGCAAATTTCATAGGAGCTTGCATAAGTCCTCCAGTGATACCTCCAAGAATACCTCCTTCAATTCCTTCTTTAGAAACTAATGCTCCCACTCCTTCACCTTTCTCATCTCTACCAAAGAATCCATACTTTGCTATACCTGGAATATTTAATACAGCATCCATCCAATCTTCAGCAGCTGTTGTTTCATTTGCTTTTTCAAAATAGTTAGATGTACCCACCTCTAAAGCAAACTGACCAATTTCTTGCCCTGCTTCTTTTGGGTCAAATACATATTTTCCATAATTTTTAGCACCTTTATACAACTTACCAAATCTTGTTGTTGGTAAATCTTCTACTAACTTTCCTCCTTTAGCAATTACATCATTAGTTGTATTCTTAATTGCATTTCTTGTATTTTTCCAAGAAGATCCTGCTAAGTATGGAAGTTGTACATATTCTGTAAGTCCTAATAAAGCCATGTTTCCAAAGAACGAAACTTTACCAAATTCTCTTACAGTGTTATTAATATCTTCTAAAGCTTGACCAGTTGGTTCAATACCATTCTCATCTATATATTTCTGGATTAAATTATCCTTCATTTGATTTCCTCCCATGATAGCTTCCATAGAAGCTTCTCCTGCAGAAGAATATAATGCAACAAGTGTTCTTCTTCCATTATCTCCAAAGTTAGCATATTTAGAAGTAGTTTTTGTTAATTGAGCAAGTTGTTGTTCTCTTTTAGCTAAATCAGCAATTGATGAAAGTTTACCAACAGATGCTTCATAAGCTTCAATATTTTTCCCTCTAGAAAAAGCTCTTGCTGTATTTTTTAATAACCCAGAAGATAATTTAAATGCTTGTGACATTTCTCCTGTTGTAGTTATTTTTGACGCAAGGTTTGTAGCAGCTGCACCTATTCCTGCTCCAGCTCTCATTAAAAGAGCATTTGCAATATTACCACCAACCATAGCTCCTACAGCATACCCAGAATTTTTTATAAGTTTATCAAATAAAAAGTTTCCTGTAACCCAGTTATCTGTACTCCACCATTCAGCATCTTGTTCTTGTTGTGTATAAAAATTTGGAAGAATTTCTCTATCAACTTTTTCATTCCATTCTTGCAATCCTTGATTAACAGGATTGTTCCATATTTTTGTAATATCTCCAGTTAATGCCCAAGCAGGAAGACCAACTAAAACATTTGCAAAACCTCCAGCTACAGTAGTTGCTGCTAAGTTCAATCCCTTAGTAACTCCATTTATTGCTTTTTCTGTTAATGTTTGGTTTTGAGCATATGCTTCTTCCCAGTTGTCACCAGGTCTAGTTCCTTTTGAATATCTTGGATCATCTGAAAAAGAAGACATAGGAATCCCTTTTCTACTAGGACCTATCTCTGGAGAATCAATAATACTTTGTAATAATGATATTGGATCTTGATTACCATTATTACTACTTAAGTTTGAAAATTGTACATCTGGAACTTTAGGAAGAACAGGAAGACCCACTGCAACAGAAGGCCTATTTATAAAGTTTTCAGTACTTTGATTCTTTTCATTGAAAGGACTATTGTTAAAAAATTTATCGTTGACAGAATTATTTTCCATAATATAAATTTATATTGTTGGTTATTTCGTAATTAAAAGTTGTTGCAATGTAGCAGGAGAAATAAAACTAGGAATATCTTGCATTATTAATTTTCCTAAATTATCAGATTTAACAGGTAATTCTCTAACTCTTTCTTCTACTCCATTGTTTATATAAATATAAGGAATAAATGTATCTCCATTTTTTTGAAAATTTACTTTTGCTGTATAGTTTGTACCATTTAATTGTGGAAAATTAGAATTGTTCATTACTACATCATTATATCTGTAAGTATTAACATCTTTAATAAAACCATCGCAACTAGTTCCTCCATTTACAGATATAGTAGATTCTACCATCATCGTATATTCATTTTGATAAATTTTATCAGGATCAATGCCAAATTTACTAGCTTCTTCTTTATTTAAATATATTTTACCATTTTCTGATTGTAAGTAAGGTATTAAATTTCCTGTTGCATCTTTTTCTATACCTCTTTGTAAATTTAAACCTCTGAAGTTTTTTAAGTCATTTGTATTTCCTTTAACATCATCAAAAAAATCATCTACATTAACACCTACAGGTTTTACATTTCTAGAATACTCTGCAACAATTCCACCTAATGAAGTCATAATCACTTTATCCATTTTATCATCTCCTGCAGCAACTTCTCCTATTAAGTTTGGAGATATAGTTTTAAATTGTCGTATAGCTTCTGCTGTATTCTTAATTTGAGTTTTAACTTTAGAAGGATCTATAGTATCAAATATATCATATATTCCATCAAAAGCTCTATTGTTAAAATATGTTCTTTGTCTGTTATGATTATCTCTTACACCAAACATCCATTCTCCTACAGCATCATCATCTTCTAATTCAGAAGGCATAGCTTTGCTATTTTTTAATTTTTTTCTTGTAGTTTTATCTAATAATGCATTATCTAAAAAATTATTAATAAGTTGAGATTTACCATTTCGTGTTAATCTACTTCTTGCAATATTAGCTAAATCTGACAAAGCTTTAGCTTCTTCAGTTTTCCAAGGAGTATCTTTACTTGCCCAGCTTTTATTTTCATATTTTGCTATTAAAGCAAGATCTATTGCATCTTGTTTTGTTAACGTATAAGATTTATCACCAATCTTTAAATTTTTTTCTTGAAATGGAACTTTTTCCATTTGTTTATAAAACTCAGCTAAATTAGATCCTTTTATATCTTTATCAAAATTTTGCTGAACTCTGAAATTTAATTCAGAAGATTCATAATCTTCAAGAGCTTGATACACAACGTAATTACTATTTTTTAGTTTTTTCTTAGAATCACTTGTATTATATTTACTTAATGTTATATTTTTTAATTCTAAAACATAATCTTCAGGATTGCTATATCCTCTTGATTTAGCCACTCTATTTATAATGTTTTGTTTAGATTGTTCTAAGTTATAACCTTTCTTTTGTTCTTCTCTTAATTTTTGTCTATTTACATCACCTTGTTTACCTTGAACATCAAATAGAGAAGACCAAATTAAATTTACTGATGAATTGTTATATCTTTGGGCAGAAGCTGCAAGTTCCTCTTCATGCATAGAAACTGTTTCATAATCTTGACTTTCTGTAGTTTGACGTAAACCATCACCTTGTGTAAATAATTCTCCAGATTCTCCAGTACCAGATTTACCTTTTAATACTTTTAATTTAGCTAGTTCAACATCTTGTTTTTTAAATCTTTCTCTTTGTTCATAGTTTGCAGCTTCAGATTGTTTTTTCCAAGCAAACTCTTGAGCCCATCTACTATATTCATTAGCAAGTTTTTGTACTTGAAATTTAGCTTGCCAAAGAGGATTTTCTAAAAGTTCTGTAGATTTTTTAGAAACGTTAAACATAGCTGTATAATTATCTTTTTGTAAACTTTTATATAAAGAAGTTTTTACAGCATTAGGATTTTCAGAAATTAACTTTCCTGTTTCTTGAAGATTTTCTCCAAGTTTTGAAATTGCTAATTCTGTATTTTTTATCTGTTGTTTTAAATCATCATTATCAGGATCTAATTGAAGTTGAATATTTAATTCATCTAATTTATCCTCATATGTATTTTTTATTTTATTTGCTTCTTTTGTAACAGAGATTGCTAAGTCTTCTTTACCAACTCCTCTATAATTATATTCTGCATCAATTGTTAATTGTTGATTAAATCTAGGATCAGAAAAAATTTCATCAATTGTTGCTTGAAGTTTAGCTGGTAAATATCCTTCTTCTTTTACTCTTGTCATAGCTTCACTTAAAACAAGATTTCCTTTTTTATCTGTTACATATTTACCATCAGGACCTTTTTGATACACTTCATCAAATGTAAGATTGTCTGGTTTAATTGCATCAAACTTTTCTTTAGCAAGTTTAAATCTATCTACATAAGGAACATATTTAGCATTATAAGATTGTCCTAATTCTGTATTATTAACCCAATCTGAATCTCTGGTTTTGAAATATAATTCATTTTGTGGTGTTAGCTCTCCTTTCTTACGAGCTTCTTCCATGAATTCATATTCTTTTCTTCTTTTTGCAGAAGAGCTTATAGCTGTTTGTATGTTTGGATCATAGGCTATTTGTTTTGCCATTCCATCTACAGAGTTTACAATTTGATAATTAGAAAAATCACCAGCTGCAACAAATGTAAGATCATTACCAAGTTGGTTTAATTTAGATTGTAGGTATGCTTTTTCTACATCTTTATCAACTTGCAATCCAGCAATCTTATCTATACTTTGTTGTATTTTTTGAACTCCCTCGTCATATCTTTTTTGTTTCTCCATACCTACAGCAACCATAGCTTCCACTGGAAGCTGTTGCACGTAAGGAGTAAATTGAGGAATAATATCGGTAAAACTTGCCATGTTTATTTATTATTTTAATCTAACATGTTATGTATGTTAGCAAATTTATTGTTAATTAATTTATTATACAATAGAAGAATAATATTTTTAAGTAATTTTTATAATCAAATTAATTACTTAAATGCTTTAACTATTGAGCTTTGTGAATAATTTTTTTTAACCTTCCCTCCATATTTTTTAGGAGCAACCTCGTTCATTGTTTCTGTTTGATTCATAGGAACTAATTCATATTCGTATTCATCATCTTCATATGCTACATTACTGTTTGGATTAAATCCAGGTGTAGGACTAGAAGGAGTTTGTACAGGTTGTTCAACCACTTGATCATCTTCTGTCACTTGATCTTTTAATTTATATGTAAATGTACCATCTGAATTTTTTACTAATGCATAATTAGGATTGTTGTAGAATGGATATTGACTTTGAGGAGTGTTGAAATCAGCATAGCCACCTTCAAATCTTCCTCTACCAGATCTTTCAAATCCATATTGTGGGAATAATGTTTTATAAACATTGTATTCTCTAACATCTGCTTTGTGTTTAGCAAGTTTATCTCCAATAGAACTTAAAGCAGCTTGTGCAATAGCTTTTGTATTACTCTTAGCTTGTTCTTGTCTTGTGTATTGTTGATCGTAGATAGCTAAGTTTTTAAGCTCTGCATCATTTAATGTTGCAATGTTTCCAGAATACACTTGATCCTTCATAGCTTGATTAGCTCTGAATTGGTCAGCTAACACTTTTGATTTTGCATCATATGCTTGTGAAGCAACCATTGCTTGAGCAGCTGGATTATATCCCATCATTTTTTGTGTAGCTCTTTGATCAGATGTTATTTGATTTATTTGATCTTGTAATGAAATATCATAAGGCACTCTTAATTGAGGACTATATGGAGTGGCTTGTACAGGTTCCACTTGATTTGCAGACATAGCATAGTATTCTCCCATCAATTGATCAGGACTTAATTCTTCTTCATATGGTCTGTCTAATATTCCTTTAAGAGTTTGATAACCTAAGTTTATCCAAGGATTTTTCTTGTTCTTGATTATTTCAAATTTATTTTCTTCTGTTTTAACATCATCTTTTTTATCAGATGTAACAGTAGGAGCAGTTAAATCTGCAGATCTAGGTCTTTCAAGTCTAGCTAGAGCAGCCATATATTGTTCTGTTCTAGGACCCATATATTCATCTACATTGGTATTTAAAATTATATTTCTGTCAGCTTTAGATAAATCAGCAATATTTTTATAACCCATTTTTCTTGCTTTTCCTGTAATTTCAGGATTACCTAAAATTATTTCTTTTGCTACGTCAGGAAAATATTCATGAAACTTTTGTTGCAATGCTAAAGCTTCTTTACTTTTTATTCCTTTAGCTTTAGCTTCTCTATATAACTCTTTAATTTCTTCAGCTTTTTTAGGATCAAGCGTAGAAGCTTTAGCAGATTCTGTTACACCATCCTGAGCTTTTGTTAGTTTTGTTCCAAACATTGCTTCTCTCATATTCATAGCTTTCTTATCTATTTTAATTTTACCTTTTGCAAGATCATCTGCAACTAAAGAATATTCTTCAGCTGTTTCGTTAATTGCATTTTGAATATCAGCAGCTTTTATTTTTTTATCAGCTACATCTTTTAATTTCATATTTCCTCCAAGAATGTTTGCTTGTAAAGAAGAAAGTTTTAGTTTATCAAAAGGAGTTTTTATATCTAGTGCATCTAATTCATCTGTTGATTTCTCAACTAGTTTATTTTGTTTATCTTCCATCTTTGATATACCAGCAATATAACTCTTGAATTTTTTACCTTTTGCTTTTTTATCTCCAAGTATATCCACTCCATAGTTAGGAATCATTAAGTTTCCATACACTGTTAAGTTTTCTTCTCCTGTTCCACCATCTCTTAATTTAACAGCAGGTTCTCCTCTTTCCACTTCTACATTTGGCTCATCTGTGTTTCCATAACTTACACCAATTCCTGTATTACCCATTCCATCAGACTCATCATGTGATTGTCCTCTGAACATTACAGTTTCTCCACCATCAGGTAGATATGGATTGTAAGACATAGGTTCTGCATATCCTCCCCAATGTGTAGCAAGATCCCCACCTTGTTCCATTGTAGAAAGACCTGACTCATTAGGTTCAACATATCTTCCTCTTATGTGCCCACCAGCTCTTAACATATCTGCATCATTAGGAGGAGCAAGAAGTGACATAAGATTGTTTCCACCAAATTGAGAAATAATTTGTGGATTTACATTTCCACCATCTTCCATATATCCACTAAATTGACTTTGAAGATTTCCTCTATATTGAGCAGCCATCATTCTGTTTTGATTATTTCTAATTTTAGCTTCTGCTTTTCTTTGATCTCTATCATTTGTATCTAATAATCCTCCTATAGCTGTTCCTGCAATTTGACCAATAGCTTGACCAGCAGGTCCAAACATACTACCAGCAGCTCCACCAATTGTACCACCAATTTGACTACCACCATCTTTTCCAACAATGCTACCAGCAAGATTACTTCCCATTCCACCAATCATTCCCCAAGGAGTTCCTCCACCACTAGCACCTGCAGCACCAGAAAAACCACTTCCTCCTCCTCCCATTGTATTCATCCAATTAGAAAAACCATTTTGTGCTACAGGAATACCTCCTCCATAAGCAAACTGTTTAACTTGATTTGAATCATCTAATGGTTCATATCCAAGATCATCATATAATGTACCTGGAGTGTATGTATTTTGTATTTCTGTTGGATTACCACCAACCATTCCACCATATTGTAATCTAGCACCATTTCTTGCAAGAACATTTGTTCCTACACCATATACAGGAAAAAATTCTTCACCTGTTGTAACAGGCATCATAGCATTTCTTCTTCTGTCTGCACTCTCAGCATATTGTCTGTAGTCATCAATATCTTCAGTTTCAGCTGCTCTAGCTTGAACATCTGAAACAGCTGCCCATTTCTGTGCTTCTTTCTTAGCTCTTCTTCCTGCTCTTAAATTATTATATCCTTTAACCAAATCTCCACCTAAACCTGGAAGAGATTCTAGTCCTTTAGCAACTCCACCACTTTGAGGTTGTTTTAACTGTTCATCTTTTGTAGACATGTTCATGTACATCTGATTATAATCAGGAGGAGAAGATTGAAACATTCCAGCATTTACACCAGGAGATTGCATTTGTCCTTGTATAACATTTTGCATATTAGGAATATTCTGAGCTCCTTGCATTCCTTGCAAATAAGAACTCATTCCAGACATAATTGTTCCAGCTTGTGCTTTCTTCACCATTTTCTTGGCTTCTGGATGAGCAGAAAAAAAATCTTTTTCAGTTTTATATTTTTTGTAAAAAGCTGCTTCTGTTTTAACTCCAGCTATTTTTAAAAATTGATCTTTCATAATATTTTTATTTAGAATATTTATCTAGCCATCCGCCAGGTTGTTTTGTATTATAGTTTGTAAAGTTAAGTAGATTGTCTAAATTAACCAAACCTTTTTGTTCTTGTCTTAATCCGTTTTTAGCCATAGGAAACTCTGTCACCTTTGTACCATCAAATTCATATTCTTCTTCTGGATACATCATCTGTGTATCTCCTGTATCTGATATTCCAAGTACAGGATAAGGTACTCCTTTCATTGTTATATATGGAGAATTGATTTCTGTTATTTCTCCTGGGTGTTTCCATTGTCCAAGATCATCTTTTATCACTCCTCCATCTTCTTGTTTAGGAATTTTTTTATATCCTTTCAACCAATGTGGTGTTATTGTTTCAAAATTTGAATCTTTTAACAATTCTAATTCAGGTGCTCCTTTTTGATGCATTTTCCAATTACTTATTAAATCTTTATTTAAAGGAATATGCTCTGTTTCTCCTAATATATTTTTTCCTTCAATTACATCATAACCTTTATTTTTTAATTCTTGTAATTTTTTTACAGAAATATTATCAGAAACACCACTTTCCCATTTAAATACTTTAGAATTTGCAGGGATTTCCATACTATATCTATAAGGAGCATTACCCATAAATTTAGGTATAGAACGGTCATTAGTATAAAATCCTCCAGGCATTTCTAATGGGTCACCTGATTCAATAGCTCTTCTTTTAAATTGACCTGGTCTTGAGCCTACATTTGGATTAGGTTCAGTAAATTTTATATCATCTAATAATAAATTAGGATTGTCACTTCCATGAAATAATTTATTCATAGGAACTTTTTTATTTGCAAAAGGATTTAATTTATAAGTATTAGATAATAAACCTGATTCTGTTCCTAAAGCTTTTCCTGCTTTATTTAATCCTTGTTGTAAAGGTTGTCTAGCAAGTCCTTCTATTAATAAAGGATCTGTTACAATATCCATTGCTGTATTTCCAACTGTTTTATAATTTACAGGAGGTAACATTGGATTAAGTGGATTAATACCATAATAATCATTTTCTATACCCCAAACATCAGAAGGACGTCTTTGTTCTCCTGGAGTAATTGCGTCTAAAAAATTATAGTCATTTCCTCTAAGAGCTTCCACCCCTTCTACTAACGCAGATTGAGGAGCTTGTAAAGAAGCTAAAGGAAGATCTCTCAACCAACCCATTGCAAAATCTGTTGCTTTATCTGCATCAAATCCTCTACCATCTGTAGCTCTTGCTTTTAACTGTCTTGTTATTGGGTCATTTGAATTTAAATTTTCTCTTAAATATTTTTGTTCACTTGGAGTTAGTTGTTGATAATATGGAAATTGTTTATCATAAGGAGTGACAACCACTTCATTAAGTGGATTGAAAGAAATACTTTCATCATCGTTTTGTACACCTATTCTTCCTTCATTATATAGTTTAGCATATTCAGAAGAATCTGTTAATATTTTTCTTTTCTTTCCATCTCCTTCATCTATTGTAATAGTTCTTCCTTCTTGTGCACTAGGCATAGTTTTCTTTGCATATGGTCCTTCAGATGGAATACCCTTTGTACGTGCATATGTAAATCCTACAGCTCCTGGAATAGAACCACCCATTGCTTTTTTCTTAAGAGGTGCTTTATAAATACTATCCATGTATTTTATATATTCTGGATTCTTTGCTAAGACATTATCTCTAATATCCATAACCTGTTTTCCATACAAAGGATTTTTTTTCATACTTATTCCTCCTTTAGGAATAGGAACGCCATATATCTTTTGCATTTCAAAACCGTGATAATCTTTTTCTGTACTAGGAGTGATGGTTCCAAGACCATTATACACTTGTAAACGCATAGCTGGATCTGTAATACCAAGTCTATCAGCCTCTTTCATTTTTGCATTATATGCATTAATAAATAGTTGATAGTCATCATCTCCTCCCCAATCACCCATAACATGACCAATGTTACCATCAGTTTTTCCCCACTTAGTTTCTTGAAATCCCATAGCACTAAGATTCATAATATCCTGTTTAGACATTCCTTGTCTTTTAGCTTCTTGTATCAATCTATCTAAATGTTTAGAACTGTATTTACCTCCAACTAAATCAGAATTAGGTCTAAGAGGTTGATTAGTAGTTGCTAATTTTTTTCTTGGATCAACTATATTAAGTGTTCTAGTATTATCTTTATTTCCAGATTTTTTAACTGATGTTTTTTTAATTGGTTTAATTTTTTCTTCTTTTTCATCAGAGAAAAATTCTACAATATTATCTCCTAAATTAGACATAAATGAAGTGAAACCATCTTGTGCTTGAGGAACATAATTAACTGGATATACATATCCACCCATTTGATATTGAGGTGTAATTTGTACATCTTGTCTTAATTGTTTTAATCTCTCTGCAGCTTTAGGATTTTTTAAAGCTTCTGGATTTCCATATTTTTCTTCTATATATTTATTGTATGCTTCAGTAGCTCGTTGTACTCTCATAGCTGTTTCATAATCAACACCTTCTTGGTTATAATTATAATAATCACTTGGTCCTTGCATGTTATATCTTTGAGAAGATACATTAAATGATTTAGGTTCTTCAAAACGTTTTGTTGTATCTATTTCTTGTATAGGAAAAGATACAGGTGCACTTTGTATTGGTGATAAGTTTATAGCTTCCACCATTGGTTGCAGTTGTGGTTTTACATTAACTTCTTTTTGTTGCGGTTTTGTACTTGGTTTAGATTTTGTACTTGGTTTAGTTGTAGTAGATTTTACTATTACTGGTTGTTGTGGTTTTAGTAAAGTATTTTCTAATCTTTTTTGTAAATCTAATAATCTTGGATCATTTGGATTATATTTACCTTTATTTACAATTACAGGTGTTGTTGGCTTTTTATAATAAGGACTTATATGTAATCCAAAAGTTTTATTTTCAACTTTTTCATTATTTCTTTGAATCATATTATAAACTAAAGGATTATCGTAAGCACTATAAGTAACACCAATTGGTTTTATTTTATTGCTGGATACTACACCTGATTCTTTTTGTAATTTACCATCTAAATAAATACGTTGAACAGATGTCCCAGATACAGGGTCATATTCAATTTGACTATAATCTTTATCATTTATATACTGTTTACTTCCTCTATATTTACCATCTGTATATAATTTTTTATCATTAAAATATGGTTCAAAACTCATATTTATTATTTCTTGTTTTGCTTTTTCTACATTTTCTTTATAATTAGGACTAATTCCTTTTTCTTTATAATAATTTTTTAAAGGTTTATTTTTTTTTGATTTTGAATCTTTTTCAAATTCATCTCCTTTTATATCATAATATTTAAAAGTTTTTTCAATATTATTTTTTTTAATAAAATCTTTTTTTGATATAGGCTTTTCATCTGGAAATTTATTTGGGATTGTTTTACCATAATTATATAAACTTAAACTGTCCTGATACGCTCTATATCTAGGATCATTTTTTGACTCTACGTATATAGGTTTAACTTTCTTTCCTTTTTGAGCAATAGGAATAAGTCCACCATCTTCAAACTGTCCTCCCCAAGCTCCATTATAATTAAAGCCTTTGTCTGTTAATCCTCCCATTGTTCCTTCTATGCCATTCTGTGCTTGAGAAACATCATCAGCATAACCATCTAACCATCCACCATTTTTCATGTTGTTAGAATTATCTCTACCACACTCATGACATACATACATGTCTTTCTTACTAGAATCAGATTTGTTCCAGGACCAACCGCATGTGCATTTTACTTTACCACTCATTATTTATAACTTATTTGTGCAGGGGTTAATATAAATTGAGACACTAAATGTACATCACTATTGTTATCAAGAATGTGTCTCACTTTGAGCTCCTTAGCTCTTAATGGAGCCTTTTTAAAACTTCTCATTCCATAATCCATATTGTCTTGGTTCACTTCTTTATCTATAGAAAGCGATTCACAAGATGTATAAAATAATGGAACTTGTGAAGATTTTTGTAAAGCCCAAAATGTATTGTATTGATAGAAATTGTCATTCTTTGTATAAAGAATGTCTTTACTATCTGTATTGTATTTTGGATATTGTGAATATGCATGTAAATTGTTTAATGGTTTTGGGATGAGATTTAATATTCCAGAACTTTGTTGTCCATTATATAAGACAGCTTTGTTAAACCATTTGTTGTCTGTTTCTATTTTTGTGTTATAATTAAAACTACCAGTGTCACTAGGTAGGTATTCATATGCTTTTGTATAATCTTGGACATTCTGTAAAATTTGATCTTGATATTGATAAGCAAATGGATATTCTATTATATATGGATTTATTGTTCCATAGAAGTGATTATACAAACGTGTGCCTGTTAAGTGTCTCCACAAACATGCTGTTTTACTTTGTGTAAATTTACTTTGTTGATAATCAATATAATTAATAGTTTTTAAAGGAAAAGCTTTTTCAAAACTACAATCACCGTTTGATTTTATAATTATAACTGTAACTTTAAAATCAACTAGATATGTTCTTCCTTTAATTAAATCTTTTCTACTAACATTTTCATCAATTACATTTCCGTAATTATCAACAACACTGAAAGGTCCTGCATTAGGACCTGTCTGTGTTAATCTTATTGTAATTTCTTTTTCCATTATAAAGTGGTGGTAGTAGTTGTTGTTGGTGATATTGTTGTTGTAGATGTAGTGGTAGAAGATGAACTAGTTGTTGTAGTTGTTGGAGGAGTGTTACTTAATGATATTGTAGCACAATCCATAATTTGACTTCCTGAAACAACAGCTAAACTTACATTAGCAATATATATTAATTCAAAAACTCCATAGTTTGATATCATGTATACATTACCTGGTTTATCAATTAAATAAATATTACAATCACATTCATATAAAACTATTCCAGAAACATTATCAATAAGTATGTCATATTCTAATGTAGTGGTTAAATAGTCATATTGTGTTATGTAATAATCTGACGTAATTACATCTTGATTTACAACTATTAACTTGCCATCTACAGTGTATAAAATATTACTAGTTGCTTCTCTATCTGCTTGTAATGTAAACATTGTTGTAACTACAGCAGATGTTCCAGTGATGTCAATTTCTACAACATCTTGTGGAGAAGCAGAATCTGTAATTGCAATTAATGTATTTGGATTTAATGCCACTATTCCAGAGTTTATTGAAAACCCTAAAGGAAGAGATATAGTTCTATTAAATATAGAAGTGAATGGATTCAATGTAATGTTCCACTCTTTAACTTCTGTATTAGTTATAGACCATAATAATGTGTTATTAATAGCCACTCCTTTAGAAGATGTATATTCAGGAACATTTAATTCTATTAATGTTCCATCACTCTTAAGAACATATAGTTCATCGGTGGTATTAACCACTACATCACAACATTCTTCTATAATAGGTTGAATAGTGGTAGTTGTTGTCACAGTGCTACAATCACATTCTGCAATTTCTACAATAACACCATTTTCAACGTAATAAACTTTTTCATCAAAAGCACTTTCGTCTGTATAATACCAACCATCAGGTATTACATTACAACTAGTGTCAAATATATTTTCATAAACAGTTTGACCAACTTCTAAAGAAATAACACTAACTTCAATTGATGTAAATTCAAATGTTACACTTTCATTATTAAATAATCCAACTCCAGAACAAGCTTGTTCTAGATTAATTGTAGTGTCAATTGTATTAGAATCTAAATCTATATAACCAGTTATAAAATTATATCCTTGAACTTCTGCAGGTCTTTGACATATTGTTGTTGTTGGTGTAGGAGGCACTGTAACAACTGCTTCTCCTTCTACATTACAGAATATTTCAATGATTGTTCCATCTAAATCACAATCTATAACTGTAGTTGTTGTTGTAGTGGTTGCTAATGGTATAGGTGCTCCTGTTGATGTTGTAGTGGTAGTTACAGGTTCTCTGTCTATTTGTCCAACTAAAGCTGTAAATGTAGCTTCTCCATCTACACTATCACAACATCCATTAAGTCCTGAATAGAAGAAATTATTTTCTCCTACATAAAAGTTTGGTAGATAACTATGGAAACTCACCCAAGATTTAGTGTTAAAATTAAATGACATTGTCCAAGACTTATTACAAAAGAAATCAGTGTCATCTAAAAAAACTTGTGTTCTTATAACACTATTGTTCACTTTATTCTCAATGTAAAATTCATTTAACTCAGCATCATATTTAACATCATTATCTATTGCTAAATAATCAAGTTTTGTTATAATAACTCTATCAAACTTACTATCAAATATTCCATGTAATCCTATTCCATTAAAATGATTATCAATAGGGATATTTGGAAATTGTCTAAGTATTTGGAATGAAAGATTGTCTGTCATAAATCTATTCACGCCAGAACCAAATGCTGTTAAATCTACAGCTTGTGTTCCTGATATAAGAAATATTTGTCCACGTTTAGCATCTACAGTTATTTGTCCTTGAGGAATTTTTAATAACATTTTGTTCTGTGTTCCTACATAGCCGAGATCAGTTTCAGCAAAATCAATTGGAGGATTCTCAAACATTCTAGGGTTACCTACATATGCAGCTAACGGATTACTTGTATCAATTGTTAATAAACTATTGTACATTAATGTCTTATTCTCAAATCTAGCAAGAATAGCTCTATTCTGAATACCATCTAATGAAACTAAGTTTCCGTAGTTTTGAGGAAAATCATAATAAGATAGTGCTTTATATATTAACCAATTGTTTATTCTATTATCAGCATCTACTGTTTGTCTTTCTGAATATATTGTTCTAAATGGAAAGAAAGTGGAACAAATAGCATTCCAATCAGAAGGTAGATGTGTAAATACATTTTCTTTATTTTGTTTAGAGAATGTTACATTATAATAATATGTATTGTCTTGCTCAATAGGAACAAATGATTGTTGTACCCAATCATCAGGAATACCTGTTGATACATGTGGCCAGAAATCACCTTCTCTATTATTGAATGCTTGACGAAGATCTAAATTGTAAGAACTCTCACAATAGAAACTTGGCACTCCATATGTAAACATATAAAAATACCCATCGTAATATGTTAATTCACTAGGAGAATTTGAATCTGTATATTGTCTTGTATCATTAGGACAATCAAAGTTATTTGCTTTATATGAAATAAAGTTTACTAATTGTGTATTTGCTCCTGTAGCATTTGATAATACACTTCTTGCTGAATGCCAATATTTTGGATAGGCAATGTTTCCTAATTGATCATAGAATACATCACTGTCATCAGGAGCATTCACTCTATTTTCAATAAAGAAAGGCACCTTTGTTTTAAATGCAAATTTACCAATAAATGTATCTCCTCCAAACACTGTAACTGATTCAGGATTAAATTGATTAAATATCAATTGAAATCCTGTGTCAATTGTTTCATAAGAATAGATTTGACCCCATTGATTAGGAATAATATTTTTTATACTTCCATAATAAGAAACAACTTGTATATCTTGTTCTCTTTCTGGAGTGGCACAAGCATTTGTTTCTCCAATTGTAAATCTAGAATAATCTTCAATTAATGAATTTCCTAAATACATTAAAGAGTTTGTCTTACTTGGAAAGGGTAAAAAAGGTTTATCTTCATCTGTTTTTATGTAAACAGAAGTTTCTCTATTAAAATTATTAATGTTATTATTATCTCCTACGTTTTGAACACCAGGAATTAAATATCTTTTTATATCAAGAGTTCTTTGTTTTATTCCTAAATTATTATTTATTTCAGAAGAATGAGAATAACTAGCAATTGAATTAAATGAATAAGCATAATTCTTTCTTGTTATTCCATTAACATATATTGTTAAATATGCTTGATATGCTGCAAACAATGCAACAATATCTCCTCCAGCAATATTTGAAGAACTATTTAATGCAACTTGCTGTGCCTCTTTACTTAGCAGTCTATACTTAGCATTATTTCTCACTTCAACAAAATGAGCTCTTCCAGCACCAAACATTACATTTTCAAGTTTTAATACATCACCTAAGAATGGTTGACCAAAAGATGTTTCAGGAGAATTAAATATTTGTCTATTTGCAAGAGATGGTGATAAAGGAGGAAGAGGTGTAAAAATTTCACAATCTTCTACTCTCACTTCTCCTATAAACTCAAAGTTTTTTCTATTTCCTCTACATAAAGTAGGACTAGTTCCTTCTCTAACATATATCCTCAATCCTCTACCAGAACTAAGCCAAGGACCTTCAATGTTTCCTTCTACAGCATCATTCCAGCATGCTGCCATACCTGCTCTACCATTTTCAGCTGCTACAATCCATATATCATAGTTAGAATATCTAGAATATGCTGTACACTTTTTATCTTCAGGTACATAATTACCAGCACCAGAATTAGGATTTATTTGATAAGGTGCATATCCATATGCAATAGGACCTCTTCTTCCTCTTTGTTGTTCTATTTTATCAAAAACACCTTCTCCTAAAAATGTAGGTTTTGTAATTGAACAAACTCTATAAGGATCATCGTCTAAATATAATCTTCTAATTTTTTCTGTTATAGGTTTATTTGTATTACAATCTGTATATTTAATTTCTATATAAGGACCTAATTCATCTTCTTTATTAAGTTTACGAACAACAATATCAAAAGATTGACATACATCTTGAAATGCATTATTAGTTGCTCCTAAGAAAGGATCTTCATTAAGATCATTATATGGATAGTTTGGATAGTAGAAAGTTTCTTGTTTTCTTTCATAGCTTCCCACATTACGAAGCATACCTTTAGCAACAATAGATCTATTTGTACTTCTATCTCCTCTAACTATTTTAAATCCTACAATGTCTGCTTTTTCTTCTTTAGAAAGATTTGAATTAGCTATTAAAGTTTTAAGTTGGTCAATATCAACCTTTACACCTATTGGATAAATTGCATTACTTGTTTGGTATTGCACTTGATATCTATCTGAAACAATTTGAGGAGTTGTTGATTCATAAAATGGACTAACTAATACATCTGGAAATTTATGATGTCTTATAGGAGTTCCTGCTAAATCTCCCCACACTTCTTTATTACATGGATATTCTTCTAAAGATTCCCAATAAGCAAAATCACCATATTGGTATGGTCCTTTGTAATTAGAATCATTTGAAAAGTTTGGATCTAAACCTAGAACAGATGCTGTGTTATATATTTTCCAATAAGGACTAGATAATGTTAATGGATCAGGAGTACCAATAAAATCAGGATCTGTAAATGGAATATCTGGTTGAAAAATTTCATTACTGTTTTTTTCTCTTCCTGGAATATGAAATCCATCTGTTTGTTTTCCATTCTTCAATAAGAATACAATCTCAAATGGATAAATTTCATCACGTAAATACCCACGTAAGTTTGTAGCATTTAATTCATCAGCATAATTTTCTGTAGCAGGTATTCTCCAAGTTTCCCATTGTAGAGAAATTTGATTTGCTATTTGTTGATAATTAACTCTATCAATAGTTGTAAGTTGATCCCATACAAGAATATCTTGTACAACAGTGACATCTTGTGCTACATCATAATAAGGATATTTTTGAAATATATCATTTATAGAAAGATCTTCACTTGATTTATTTTGTCCTGTATATGTAATCTGTTTTGTTGAATTATCAATATTGTAAGTTCCTATTAATTGTACAGAAGTAATATTATTAATTGTTTTAATAACAGCTAAATTAAAATATCTAAATGTACCTGTTACATCTAAGTTTGAAATATTAATAACTACTGATTTACCTACAGGATAATTAAAATTAACTGTAGTGAAATCAGGATCTGCAATAGGGCAAGGATTTGTTACAGAATGATAGGACGTGTAAGCATTACTTTCTGCATCTGAATATTGTATAGCAAATTGATATGTACCTGCAATTAAATCTCCTCCAGATACAACATCAATCACCTCTAGTTGTGGAATATTGAAATTAGGTTGAACTTTTATTTTATTACAATCTAGTTCATCTAATGTAAATGTATCACAACTATTTGGAACAATTTCTGTGATGTAAGGAACATTATCAATATCTAAATATCTTCTAACATTAAGTCCATCTGTCCAATAAATTTCTGTAGAACAATTTGTTATTCTATGAACCACTTTATGGATTGGATAGTTGATGTTAAAATTTAAACAATTAGCATTTACAATTTTTCTGTAAACACAATCATTGTTAATCATTTGTCCTATTTCACTTTCTCCTGTAGAAGAGTTTACTAAGAAGAAAATTTGTTTGTTTTTTTCTTGAATAAAGTGACTACCAATTAATGAAAACCCATTAGGAAAACTAATACATAATTCATTACCTGGCTCATTCTGATAATTTACAGAACTAGCATCAAAGTTTTCTACAGTAGCATTTAATGCATAAGTTAATGTACCTGGTTTAATTTGGTTCAAAGTTTGATCCATATTAAGCCCTACATTAGCACTATTAAACTCTTGTCTTATATTTCCTTGTTGTGTTTCTTCTGCCATAATGATTAATTATTACGTCTTCTTCCATAACGATTTGTTCTGTTAGGAAGTTCATACATATTAAATCTATTAAGATCGTTTTTAATTCTTCTTTGTTTTTCCCAAGGAGTTTGTTTCTTAGTTTCAATATCAGCCATAATAAATGCTTCTTCATACATTTGTTTATGGTACATCATTTTTTGTTGAAGCTGATTGAATGTTTCATCATTAGTTTGATTTGTTAAAGTTTCAAATATTTTGAATTTAAGAAACGCTTCAACATATTCTCTAATACGATAGTTATCTGGAATTAATTGATTACCCACTCCATCATATTCTGTAGCATAGAACAATAAATGAACAACACCACTTCTGAAGTTGGTAACAAATTTATTATCTCTAATGTCAAATGAGTCATAACTAGCAGATCCTGGAGTGAATTCACGCACAGGAGAAACTCCTATTTCATAATCCCAATTAGATGTATATTCAACATCACAATTTTGTTTTGCTGATATATTTCCTGGTTGTAATAAATATTCATGTCTAAAACTTCTAGCCACTTGATTATTTGTTTTGTATACAGCTTGTACTAATTCTGGCATACAATCAGGACATCCTGTTGTACATTCTAAATTTGTACATGGAACACCATTTGATACAACAGGACTCACTTGTATTGTTGTAGCATTTGCTGCTTGAGAATAAAATGAATTAGCTGTTTGATATGGATATCCAGGAATCTCAACACACATCCAAGCTTCTCTAACAGCATAAAAGTTATCTGGAAGTCTTGCTTGAAAGTCTTCAATAAACAAAACTTGTTCATGTATAACATAAGTTGTTCTTCCTAACTTTCTTAGTGCTTTGTCTAAATAAGTAGGGAATAAAAGATCATCTATTGCACCTGTATCAAAGTAACTTTTAAGTTCCTCTTTAACAGTGGCATAAACTGGCTCTGGTGATATAAACTGGTATTTATAATAGTAACTCATAATATTAGGATTTCCACTCTTTATAGATGTGTTGATATTTATCGTCTGTTTTAATATAATGATTGATTAATCTTGATGTAAATCTACAAGCTTTAAAATACCAAAACTCAGAATTTCTAAACCTTGCTGTTTTTTTAAACCACATCCATCCAAAAAAATACCCTTCTGTGTGGTAATTAAAATTGTAAATAACCTTTCCTTTTTCTCTAGTTTTTTGCCAGTCAATTGGTAAATTTACAAATTCATCATTCAATCCTTTCTTTTTTCTTCTCTTCTTTTTATTAATTGAAAATTCTCCAAAACCATTTGGCATTTTTATTTTTTCTCCAGTTTCTAAAATGTGGTTTCTAAAAGAATCATTAAATTTATAAATAATGTTTTTCCATTGATCAAAGCTTAATTTGATTAATGGATTCTTTTTACAGAAATCATTGTAGTTTTCTTTACTGGAAGATCTCCAATCAATTTTTGTTCTACTCATTAATTAGTTGGTTTTGAGTTTGGAGCTTGACCATCTATTCCTTCTTGACTAACATCTGTTTTAATAGAGAAGTATGTTTGTAATAACTTCTTAGAAGTGAGCTCAAGAACATCTTTTTCCAGATATCCAGGAAGAGCAAATTCTTTATCTAAAGGATTTTTACACCATTCTTCATCTGTTACATTTGTTCCACATCCACATTCTGGATACATAATTTCATTTGGAATATCTTTTTCAAACAAAGCTACAAATCTAATAGATTTAATCATTGGATTGTTTACATATAAATATTCATTTGTAATCCAATAATATTCTTCTTTCTTAATGATAGGAAGTTTTAATAAATTGATATATCTGTTAACAGTTATTTCTTTTAATTTTTTTCCTTTACCTCCTAATGCATTTATTGAATAAACCCCTTGTATTACATATTGGTAATTACCTTCTGCTATACCTGGAATTTTAAACTTTGTTCTTGCTATTGTACACTCATCAACATACTCACAACATTCAGAAATAGGAACCTCAACCATTTCCAAACAAGGAATAGTTGTAAACACTGTATCAGTGGCCCAAAGTTTTCTAAGATTTGTCTCTCTCTTAATTAACAATAGAGAGTTGTTTCTTATCTCAGAAGCAATTGCTCTATCTGTAATTAAAGAATCTGTTGATAAAATCTTGTGCATAGAACGCACATCTGATATTAATTTTCTTAATGTTGCCATAATTATATTCGACTTTCAAATTCAGCAATTTTACCTAGCTCTTTGTCATAAACTAAAGCTAAAGCTGCTCTCACTGAATGTACATAGTTATTATCTAAGTGCCATCTATCAGTACCTGAAAGACTAGGCATTTGTTGTATTCTAACTCCCTTCACCTCTTTAGCCATATAGTGATGTTTATCACCTGTATGAACTTCTCTATATACAGCATTCCCAAATTGAGAACTATACTGAGGATGCGTTGCAAACAATAATGGAAGATCTTCTATCTTACAGTTACCGTGGTGCCAACCAATAAATGTATTACCTAACGTTATTCCTTTAACTACACTATGTTCTCTTATAAAGTCTACATCATATGCATCTTTAAAGAATACATCTAGTGCATGTGCTAGGTAGAAAGATTTAGTTCTGTCATGATTTCCTTGTACAAGAACTACTACCACTTGATTTGAATACTGTCTTAATAGATTAATTGCATCAACAAGAATTGTAAAACCTAGTTCATACTCATCAGCATAATCCATTATAGTATCTTGTGGAGTACCGTTTGTAGTGTTATGTTGATAGTTATCAGTGTGAAAGAAATCATTTGATATTGGAAAAACTATAGTGTCTATATTGTAATTAGCATTCACTTTACAGATCAAAGATTGGACCACATTGAAATATCTTAATGCTCTTGTTTGTGGACTATTGTCACCATCAATAGTTCTTTTAGCTAGATGATAATCAGAGAGGGATATTTCCACATTTACAAAATCTTTATTAGAGCTAACTCCTGGTTTTGTAATCTCTATATTATTTGGTTTGTAGTTTTCTAAAAATTTAGCAAAGTCTTCTGGAGAATAATCTTGTGGTTGTTTTCTTTTGGAAAAAACAGAGGAAGTAAATTTACCGTTTGGTAATAGTTTAGACCAGTAGTTTGTAATAATGTATTTATTAAGGTCTATTTTATGTAATGCTGCTAATTCAATATCATTCTTAGGTTCAAAGTCTAATACCAATGTACTTTCTATTGTACCTTTTTCATTATTTATTTTTCTTGTTGAAGAATTTATATTTACATCATCTATAAAATTTTCAAATTCTTTTTTCTTTTTAAGCTCCTTTAGTAACTCTGAAACTTCTTCTTCAGTTATGCCTAATTTTTCAGCATAAACTTTTTTACTTTTTTTCCAATGTAGCAATTCTTGCAATTGGAATAACAACGATTGATTGTCAGACATAAACTAATTTTTATAAAAATATTGTAAAGATAAATAATTGTTTTTATAAATTCCAAATTATTTTAGTTAGAGTGTTAATTCTTTATAATTAAATTAGTTATAAATAAAAAATCCCAGGGACAATTTGTCCCTAGGAATAAAATCTTGTAAAACCAACAAAACAAGATTTTTTATTTTATTTTATGGTAGAGTTGTAGTGGTAGTAGTTGTAGAAGAACTGCTACTAGTAGTAGTTGTAGTGGTTGGTGTTACAACTAGAATATCTATATAGTTTAAACATACACCATTAGATTTCACTCTAATTGTTGTTGTATAATCAGGAACTAAAGCAGATGAATACCCTGCTAACAAAGAAGCTTTAGACACTCCTGTTTCAAATGCTGATATATATCCATCTAGATCTGAATAAAGATCAAAAGGTCCACTGTCTGTTCCTGCTATTGTTAATGTTATTAATACTGTCATATTTTATTGATTTTTAAATTAAACTGGACAAGTTCCTATTATACTTATTATTGGACCATTTGTTGTTACTGAACCAAGTAGCCCACAGAAAGGAGCACTGATCTCACCAAGAGCTACTGGAAGTGATACAGGATTACTATCACAATCAACATAATCAACTGTTCCACCAGCATCTGAACCATCTGCAACAAATTCAGTACATGCACCAAAAGTGGTAGTAGTGGTTGTTGTAGGTTCTACAGTCGTTGTTGTAGTTGTAGTAGATGTACTGGTAGATGTAGTGGTTGTACTACTAGTAGATGTGGTTGTTGATGTTGAACTACTGCTACTAGTAGTGGTAGTGGTAATCTCTGGACAAGGACCAAGTGAACTAGAATTCATTAAACCAGTTACAATTACAGTTCCCCAATCAAGATAATCACCCACTGGATAATAGTTAGAATTAATTAATGGTTGAGTTAGATCAAGATCACTGCTATAGAACACCCAATTTGAACCATTATAATACACTTGAGCAGGATATCCTAAGAAAGGAAGAAAATTGTATGTAGGTCTTCCATTAAACAAAGGACCATTTCCTGATAGCAAGAATGAATATTGAACTCCACAACCAACACTTTCTAAAAATAAACAGAAACATATTAAATCAAGAGGTGGTTCTGTGGTGGTAGTAGTGGTAGTTGAACTAGTAGAAGTGGTGGTAGTTGATGTAGAAGAAGATGATGTAGTAGTGGTTGTTGGACAACAAATATTTAATTGATTGTTTATAATAACTAATGTATTATTTATATCCACTAAATTTTCTTCAATGTTATTCACTTCATTTGTTAAAGATTCTACATCTTCTATAATAACACACACCACTCCATCTAACTTTTCAAAAGCTACATTCAAAGTGTCACATGTTTCTATATTAGAACAAGGCAATTGAGGACCATCATAAAAGACATCACTCGTTCCTATTATTGTTGTATTATTTATTTGAGGACAATTACTCATTTTTTATTAGTTTTATAAAACACATGGACCATCATTTATTATATATACATTATCGTCTGTATCTATACTTATTGCACAAAATGTAACAACATTTCCAGAACCTACTGCTCCCTCTTGAAATCCACTCTCGCAATTAGTGTAAGTAAAAAATCCACCACCTGATAGTCCAATAATTGTATATTGATTACACAAACTAGCTGTAGTGGTAGTAGTGGTAGTGTTACAACATTCATCTAAATTATTTTCTATTATTATAAGTTCACTATTAATGTTAACTATCTGTTCTGTTAAAACATTAACTAAGTTTGTCAAACTTGTAATTTGACTTAATAAGGAACAAATAATAGCATCAGCTTTTTGTAACGCTACATTCACTGTATCGCAAGGAGCAATTAATGTACAAGTTAATTCAGGACCATTATATATAACATCACTTGATACAGGTAAATTTGTAGAGCAAGCATTGTTACATTGTGAAACTGAATTAGATTGATGACATCCAGTGCTAACAGGAGTGGGTGTACAACAAGGGTTAACTGGTAAATAAGGATTCATAATTTGTTAGTTTTAAGGAATATATATTATATAAAGACATCCTGAAGAAGGTTGAATATTTGAATGAGGAAGTCCTCCTCCTATAGGGGCATTAGTAACAGTGTGAGTATGTCCTCCAGCTTCACTAGTTTTTCCAGCATTTGCTGTATTATTTGTACTAGTTAATTCATAATCATATGCATCAGCACTTGCATTAAGAGCTCTTGATGTAAGAGGCCATTCATTTCTATTTGTTGCAGTACCGTCAAATAAACTGTTATCGTTTGTACTAGTAAAAGTTGCAGCAGCAACAGTGTAGTGTGTATGATTAGGAATAGTGCTAACAGTGGCAATATGTGTATGATTAGGAATCTGTGTAGTGTTTAATGTAACTTGATTAGTTCCTTGTGTAGTTCCTAATGAATATGTAGGGTTTCCTGGAGTGGTTGGTATAACTTGTGGATCCATTGTTCCTCCTAACATTGTTCCATCTGTAACTCCCACTAATGTTCTTCCTCTTAAATCTGGTGTTCCATTTAATCCATTACAAAGATAGATGTCAACCCAATCACCTGTTCCAGATCCTGTACCATCAAAATATGTTAAAGGTCCATAATAAGGAACTGCAGAATAAGGAACCATTCTATTTTTAATTAATGTTGAAACTCCAATACTATCTAAATAGTCTTGAATCAATTGATCTAAATCATCAATAGCAACATATGTATTTGGAATATTAATAAGAAGTGCATTGAAACTAGTTCTTAATGTACACAATGAATCAATTGTAGCTTGTAACAAAGCGTGTGTACCTGATGTACTTGTAACACCTGTTAAACAATTAACTGTATAAGGAGCTTCTATAACATTTATAGCATCATCTAAATCATTGATTTGATTTTGTAAATCACAAGCTGCTTTTATTAGAGCTATAGAAAGATCTAATACATTAATATCTCTACATGTAGGAAGATATTTATTAACAACCTCACAAATAATTGAAGAAGGAATATCAAGCTTAATTCCTGTACCATCTAATGTAGATGTAAGGAATGTAATAAGAGCTTGTTCTACATAAGACAAAGAATCACCTGTTTGGATTCCTAGGACAGGAACATCTATTCCTGTATATCTAACACATCTGTCAGAGACAATCTCTGTACATCCGTTATAACAATTTGAGCAAGTGGACATATTATTTTATTTTTTAAAAGGTTTAAACTATCGTAGTGGTAGTTGTACTAGTTGAACTACTAGTTGTAGTTGTTGTTGGAACTATTGTACTTGTACTAGTTGTTGTTGTTGTTGGATTTGGTATGATTTTAATATCACAAGGTTCTTCTACGCAAGGAATAGGTGTGTTACATTTACTAACACATCCTGCTGTAAGACGAATCACTCTACTAGCTATCAT